CCGGCATCACCTTCTCCAGTCAACGTTCCTTCGCCTTCAGCACCAAGGAGACGTACGTAAGTTAAGGGAGAGCTGTTTCTTAAATACGCTTGCGCAGCATAACCACCATAAGTAGTGGCTGTCGTGTTGACGCCAGTGCGCCAAGCATCTGGACCGGAGCGGCCCGGCGATGGGGCTCCAAAGACGTTAACAAATTCTTCAAAAGATTGAACCGTCACGGGCCTTAATGCAGGCCCCTTTTCGGCGCGGCCGATGATAACGGGTCCTATGCCTGCCGGGGATGCAGGGATTTGAGAGTTGTCGATCTCGTCAACAAAAACCCCGGGGGAAACAAATCTATAGTTTTTAACTGACATTAGTGTAGCTCTCCTAAGACTGAATGGTCTTATTAAATAGTGTCTTATATCAGCAACAGACTTATTCTATTTTTTTCAAAACAAAATCTTAATCGTAAAAATATGTCTTTGCTATTTTCTATACCATCCGTCAGGGATGGTCCTAGGAATATCACCAAAAACCGCACGCTCGCGGCCGAACTTAAACTCAACGGCGTTCTCGCGTGTTACAATAGCGGGCGGCTCTTGATTTTCCCCTGCGCCGATCAAATATCCCAGTACTTCCACCCTAACTAAAGTTTCATAATTTCTTTGTTCCATGCCTAGGGCGAGTTGATTAGAATTATCAGAAAAAGCCCCGTCTATAAAAACCTCATATGAGTGTCCCAAAGAACTTATTCGTTTGGGCATCCGAGAATTGCCGGCGACCGTAAAAAAGGGCCTTACAAGCTCATTCATCTGTTGCTGATACTCCGTCCGCAATGCGATTTCATAAGTAACCGTTACCCACGTGGGAATCGGAATAGTAATGGTGTTGTATACTACCTTAGGGGGCTTCATCTCTCTTTTATTGGTGTTATATCTTTTAGAGCGCGATCCAGGGAGGGGACCATAAATTCGATTCGCCAAAGAATTTTGATATTCTGCTGTTTTTTTCTGATTGATGGTGCGAGCGATTGTGATGGTGCCCCCTTTGGCATCTGGCTCGGGGAAAAGATGAGCATAGGGCACCCCGCGACGATCGGGCTCCTTATTAGTTGAGGTTCTAGCAATGGTTATGAGCGGCAGCACCAACGTACCATCCTTATCCCTCAGATCCTTGTCATCCTTAACTTGATAGGCCCGCTCGGCGGTTGTCCATAGAACAGGAACTTTTTTAAACCCATCGTTAGAAAACAAATTTAAATCCAGCTCTACATTAATGAAATGCCACATAGCACGGTCAATTGTTTCAAGACCAGACGGCTGAAGAGTTACTTCTTCTAGTTTGTTTTCTACCTCTTTGTCCCCAATATGAGCATATCTCTTTTCGCGAGATTTCTTCTGAATCTGCTCTTGGGTTCTTTTACTACGTGTGCTCCGGGCCATGATTTAAAATCCTAGCCTACGTAAATGCCCGTGGGCACATTAGAAAGAACCTTTTCGGCAGCATCCTGCATGGTGGAATCGGCAGTGGCAAGCTTATCATAAGTCATCTCGTCCAGAAGTGTCTTTAACTCCTCCCGAAGATCTTTTTGTTCCTCTTTTGCTTGAGAGAGCAACTCTGCAGCATTTAATGTTACGCTTTCCCCCGGAATGGGCACTTGAGCAAACTTTCCTCGCACTTGTCCCAGGATTTCTTTAGTAAGAGCCAGTGCAAATCTTCGAATCCACTGCTTTCCTATTGAATTGATACTAGCATAGGGAAGATTTTCAAATGGAAGGGTGTTTACATTATTGATACCCTTGATCCCCTGTGATCCGCGTCCAGTTTCGTCCCAAGGTTCATATTGATTATCAATTGTAAACTGTACCCAAAACTTTAGAGGGCTTGTGGTAACGGGAGTTGGGAAAAGCCTAAGATTGTTGTCTTTAATTTCATACGAATAGTGCGATGTTCTTGTGTAAATAGCATCTTCATAAGCCATGGCCTGAAGCTTGTTCTGCCACACCGGAACTATATCAAAGGTAGAATCATCAGCATATTGGCCATAAGTTCTTAAGTTTCCTACCACCGAGAACCCTCCGTAGTAACCATAGAACCTCCACATAGCACGAGGGGTCTTGAAAAACACCTTGCGCACAATAACTCTTTTCCCCTTCACTTGATCATAATACGGAAGAGTCGTGTCGGCAGAAGAGGACGATGAAATAAGGGTCTGGAGATCATAATCTTGTCTGTTGTTAACCGTGGTAAACGAGGCCGAATATATGGGTACCAGACCCCCTATACCAGTCTCGGTTGCTAAGCCTTCTGAGATCCTACGAACATAACCATAATCAAAACGCGGATATCGCAACTCAATACTGGAGCCCGAAAGGCCGTCGCCTGAAGTGATTTGTCCATCCTGATTAAATGAGGCGGTTTGAGCGCCTAAAAGATCAGATAAAGTATTCTTGCTCTGATGTATATTAACAATATAAGAATATTCTAGTACAGCCTCTTCATAGGCTGCATAAACATTTCCTTGACTAAGTTCTATATCAAGTACATCACCTCCGAGTTTCTTATATGTATAAGCCACCTGATCTACGGCCCCCGAAAGGAACGGACTAGAGTTCACATAAATCCCAAATGGAAGCGCACCAGATACATTCGCAATTGCGCCAGTAATTGGTAATATATTGCTTTGAGTAGTGGAAGACGGATTTAAATTAGGGATCGCCATTGAGAATACCTCGTTAAGTTCACTACTAAATAGAAAGCCCCGACTCTTTCGAGCCGGGGCTTTCAGAAAAGTTGACCGAAGTCAGCTCTAGACTAGATCGCTAACAATCACAAGCCCGTACATATCAGGACGGACCATCTTCTTGGCGTATCGAGTCATGACTCCCTTACGGGGCACGAAATCTTCAACACCGAAGATCGTAGGTGTAGTCTGCAGCGGCACATAAGGTGCGTATACATACCCACTTTCGAGGAAACTACCTCCGCGTCGACCAACAAGGATCAAACTACGGGGGAAGTATGGATCGACATAAATGTCGAACTTCTTCGAGAGTGCACCGACTTTCACAGTGCCGATATCGCCACGATCACTATCCGCAGTCACATTGGCTCGGAAGCCAGCAGTGAACTCAAGGATGTTGGCAACTTCAGGTCCGCAGACGACGAAGTTGGCAGCACCGCGAAGAGTCTTGCGGTGGATCTGGGCAGAAACATCGTTGATCGTCTCAACGAGAGTCTCATACCACTCACTAACGTTACCAGTGAAGTCAGGGGTTGTTGAACCACCGACTTCAAGACCAGTCTCCCGATTAAGGAAGCGGCCAGCAGCGCGCGACCAGTAACGAGTACCGGCAGTCGAGCCACGAACAAGATCCTCAATGATCTCTCGATCAATCTCAAGAGCAATCTGCTCAGACAAAATCTGAGTAAGCTCGACCTCAGCGTCAAGGTTGTGGTAGGCGTTAAGATCTTGTCCTAACTCCGGGGTCCACTTGGCCTTGAGCTTCTTGGTAACCGCGGTAACGGCCACACTGTCGACCTTGATATCGATCTCTGGAATGTTCGGACTATTCTCAAGTCCCCACTCCGAAGCACCGATAACAGAGCCAAGCGCGTTGGCATTGTCAAAGTCATCTGTCTGAGGCCACGACCAAGTGTTACTAACGGCAGCAGCACCACCGATGGCACCCGTAATTGCAGCAGCAAACGGATTCGATGCAGGCTGAGCATCAGCTGCACCCGAGGTGAGCATACCAGTTTCTACAGACGCGAACGTAAACAGAACATTGGTCGACGAGCGATCGCCGGCAAAGGCACCATTAGAAGCGGAACTGAACTGGGTAAGACGTCGTACGAGACGAACGGTACCCGAAGCCGCGTTACCACTAACGGAAAGCATATTAAAGCCACCCAACCCGGTACCGCCGGAAACCTGAATGGCCACAAGGTCATCAAGGTTCAAAGCGGTAGAATCAGCAGTAAAGTTACTCAGAGCACCCTCTACAACGACAACAGCGGAACCGGAAAGATCCGGATCATAGTCGGTGAGCGAGCCAAGAGTGCTGTGCTGATCATTAGTAGCCGTACCAGTATTACTGTTGTTAACACCAGCAACACCGGAAACAACAATTCGCCACGTAGAACCGCCGAGGATCGACGAACCAGTCGGAGACGAATAGCCGTTGTTAAGTGCATATGGGCCAGCTTCAGGATTGGATCCCGAAGCCAGGTTCACACCACCGGTGATCTGCGCACCAACAACGCCGCCACCATATAGTGACGAGGAAGCCTCGTAACCTAGGCGACCCGTGGTCGAAGACCTCTCCCCGATCTCACCGGAAACAGTGAAGTCGAGGAAGAAGATGAGTCCACTTGGGAGACTCAT